TTTTATGGGTATGCTACACAATCATGGACACAAAATGGGATGGGATTGGGATACATTGCGCTTTATGTTAGATTGGTGCGGGTTTAAAAACATACGCAGAACCAATTATCGCGAGAGTGACTTAGAAGATATTAATGTTCTTGAGCCTGTAAATCCCGGCAGAGAGCTAGAAAGTCTATGCGTTGAATGCTACAAGTAAGTAGCGTGTATATCTTTCCAGCCTAATTTAGCTTCTGCTAAAACATTAAAGAATTGGTCTTTATCAAACCATTCGCCTTGGACATCTTCTCCAAATGGGCCTGCAGCGTGAGGCGGAAAATTGGGATAAATATTTTGTACTGTAGCCCCATCCACTAACTTAAATTTATTGTAATTTCCTAAAGTAATCATTAGCGCAAATACTTTAATGGTATGAGACTCAGCTGAAATGTATGGCGGTCTAATCCCATTTTCAAACAAATATTTCAAAATAATATGGTCGTAAAATTCCACATCTATTTTGATGTAATGCGGTAATCCATGTTCATTAACTAATTGAATTACATTCTTAGCTGGTAAAGTGGTCTTTTGAAATCGACTGTTATCAGTTGCTTTTAAAGTGCTTAAAACAGGGTCATCGCAAAGATAAAAATCAACTTCTGATGCGTTATTTGTTGTTACCGCGCAAGCCTCAACAACAACCCTTCCTGATTCAATCTCTTTTGAAAATCTATCTTTAATCTTATTTGTTAATTGTGGGTTGGCTTCAACAGCCACAACCTTGTCGGATTTGGTTAAGTAGTAAGGGATATCATCGCCGTTATTGGCGCCAAGGTCATAAATAACTTTCATAACTCATTATAAACAAAAACCCCGCCTTTTGAGCGGGGTTCTTATTGGAGCTTACTAGATTAGTAAGAACCGTATACACCCAATGGATCAGAGTAACCAAAAGAATAACGCTCACGAGACTTGTAACGAACGTTACCAGTATCGAAGTCGCCATCCATAGAATTCTGGAGTGGGGTACGAACGAAGTGTTTCAAACCATTTGGAACATCAGTGGTCAAGAACCATGCGTTGGTAGCGGTCAAGAAGTGGTTAATTGTGTAACCTTCTGGAACGGAACCGTTGTTCTTGATTGCGTTGATGTCGTTGTTGTTTGTACCAACGCGCAATTCAGTTTCGAGCAAACGAGTTGCAACGAACTGGAGTGCAGGAGGAACAACCAACTTACGTGGTTTAGCAGCGATCAACAGACCACGCTCATCGGTCCAAGCAGCGATTTGAATAACAGCATTTTCCAATGCGGTTTCGTTCAAGTCAGCAGGAGTAGATGGGGTGTTGCCGTTGGTGCCACCGTTAACCAATGGGTGTGAGGTGCTGAACAATGAAACGCCATCACCACCGGTATAAGCGGAGTTGAAACCGTTATTCAAAATTGCAGCAGCTTTAACCTGTTTGGTGTAAGCCATAGCACGAGCTAGACCTTTGGTGTAGCGAGCTGATAAAGAATCGTAGAGGTTATCTTCGATTGCTTCTTCGGTCAAGCTAAAGCCAAGGGCGATAGTTTCGTGGTTGTAGCGAGCTGTCCATGCTTCTTGCGCATTATCATACGCAATTGCATTGCCTTCAGGCTTAACTGGTGCAGCGCTGAAGCCGGACAATTTTGTTTCTTCTTCGAAGGAACGCTCAGAGGTCTCTGTTTCGTAGATCTCTTTGTGTTCTTCACCATAGCGAGCATACTCTAATCCGAACAATGCGTTCAATCCGGGGAGCAACTCTTTCAGTAGTTGTGCGCGTGAAATAGCCATTTATAGCTCCTTAATTAAAGCGTTGAAGCGTTAGCTGTAGCATTGTAGTACTCATGGATACCGAAGTTAAACTTAACATAAGCTTCAGGATACTGAGTAAATACNAGCGTAGCAGACGCAGGGATTGTTTGTGTAACAGTGGTTGTACCAGTTGGGCTNGCAACAGTTGCTGGAGCGGNGTTCAATACAACAGTTGTTGAACCTGCAGCAGCAAAAGAAGAAACCCAAGAACCGGAACCAACATACTGACCATTAGAAGCAATGTAACCAACTTCGGTACCAACTACCAAGTTAGAAGGCAATGCTGAAANAGTCAATGTAGGTGTACCACTACCGCTTGAATAGGTAGCTGTAGTTTGAACAGCAGAGTCGCGCTTCAAATCAACAATACGGAATGGGTATGTTGAAGTGNTNGCAACTGCACTNGCCAAAACGCCGTTATAAGAATCACCAGTGTTTACGTTACCNGCCAAATCGGAACCTTGAATATTCAAGCCGATCATTGCAGTAGCAACAGAACCAATGGCTTGAGCGCCNGCGGTAGCAGCAACAGCAACTTGGAATACGGTATCTGGATCATCGGTAACAACAGCAAATGCATCACCAGCTAAGGTGCCAGCTGGCCAATATTGGCTGTAGCGCTTTTGCTTGGTAACTGGATCTGTGTAGTTACAACCTAAGAAAATACCAACTGAACCCAAAGAACCGGTGGTTGCACCAGCGCCTGTGGTTACAGTCTCACGTGTTACGAAACCACGTGCAATACCTACTACGTCACCGTAAAAAATATTAGTGTTAAAGCCGTACTGGATTGGCAACTGACGTGTCGAACCAGAGAAAACTTGACCACCAATAAGATTTACAGGCTTAAAACCATATGTACTTGGTACGTTTGGATATGCCATTTAAATCTCCTTAATTAATTTTTAGTACCTTTGCTAGTCGTAGACTTACCTTCTTTAAAGATAGGCATACGAGCATCGCTTTGGCGCATAAATTATTATCTACAGCTTCCGCTTGTTGTCTGGTCATCTCAGCGTAATATGCAGCTTGCTGTTCACCAAACTCCTCAGGGCGTTTGCAGAGTAATAATCCACCAATCTCGATATTGTCTTTAAACTGACCTTCACGAGCGGCTAACAACTTGTACTTCGGCTGCTCTTCCGACATCACTGGTTCCCAGCCTTCTCGCATCTTGGATGAAAGATTGCGTGGGTCAGCTTGGTTGAGCATTGAAACTCGAATCCATCTGTATTCGAATCCAGCCTGTTTGTCAGGTTCTGGTAGTAATTCTGGTGGCGCCCATGATTTTGGACGTTCATCAAATTCACGATTGGTTACTTCTCTAGTTGCTTTAGTCATCTTAATTCTCCAGTTTTAAAAGTTCACGGACATATTGCTCTGGGGTTAATCCCAATTTTTTAGCTAAGGCTACCTGTGTAGTAGTTAGCTTGACCTTTTTAGGGGCCGTCGACCTAGTGGCCGGAGCAACAATAGTTTTGGGCTTTGCTTTAGGCTCGTCCTTTGGCTCTGCTTCTTCTTCCGCTTCTTTCTCAAAAGCTTCTGGAAAACGTTTACGCATTGTTTTGTCCAATTGCGCGTAATACTCTTCAGATCCAATCTTTACTCCTTGACGCTTGAGCTTTTCGTGTAGCCCTAATGCTGATGCGGTCATTTCTTCGTCTTGACCAAACCAAGGATTTTCAGCCTGCCATTCCATAACTCTGTCGTCTGGGCGTGGCGCTACTGGATCATTTTGTTGTATTTTTACATCAAAGTTATCTTCTTGTAAAGTAGGTAGCTTAAAATTCTTTGCTTTGTCCAATTCAAGGCTGGCTTGTACCATCTTTTGTTGGGCTTCTGCTAACTTATCAGAATCTCCTAAGTCATATGCTTCTTTATAGGCTTTTTTAGCCATTTCAAGTTGCATTTCTGAGGTGTTCTTAACAGCCGTAACATACTCTTGCTCACCCGTTGTCAGCATTTGTTTGATACGTTTGTTTTCTTCTAATAGCTTTTTAGTGGCCTGAATCGCTGCCTCGCGTTCCCGTTCTGCGGCTTCAGCACGACGGCGCTCGTCGTGATAAATGCGCTTCATGGTAATGATCTTCTTCTTCGCATCAGCGCTATATTGGTCTAACTCATCGGTTTCGACTTCTATCTTTTTGATGGTTTCAGGGCTAGCAGGGAATCTGCCGCGATCTTCTTCAGGGGTATCATCTTCCACTTCAATATCAATGGCGTCTTCTGCCATTTCTACTGGTGGCATTTCCTGTTCATCAGGAAACGTATACTTCTCTTGCTGTAATTCTGCCATCGTTTGGCTCCTTAAATAAATTTGCGGGTAATTCCGCGTGGATCGTCCACAATTGCCTCTACGGAATCATCGTTAATAATGCGGAATTCTCTGCCGTGGATTACTAGGCGTGTTCCAGCGTTGGGGCGCACAAGGATAAAATCACCCTGCTTGCACCAAGGTCCGGTGGGGAAACGCTCTTTATCTGCGTA